ACCCGATTGAGAAGTACCGGCTTGTAAAATGCTTAAAGTTCTATCTGCACTTAAATCTCCCCCACCTTGTAAAGGAGTTGTAGTTGAAATTAATCTACTTGAAGCTGCTGCGCCTAAATTTGTTAAAGCACCTGCCGCAGTTGTCGCTCCCGTTCCACCTTGCGAAATTTGTATCGTTCCAACAATACTTGCAGCCGTTGAATAAGCATTAGATTGGTTAATATAAATAGAACCATTAGGACTATTTGAATAAGAAACCACACCAACACGAACGGCATATCCCGTTGGAGGAACTGTACTCATTAATTGACCCGCAGAATAAGGACTTAAATATAAAACTGTTCCAACTGTGTATGAGCCTGTGCTTATGCTACTTACCAACCCTGAAAGTACAATATAACCCGCCGTTGAAGTTGGAATATCTTGATTTGCTACTCCAATAACGTTAGAAGTTGTTAAAGTGTCTGCTTTTGCCAAAGCCACTAATGGATAAGTAAACCCGCTATTAGTTGAAGTAATATAAACAGGCGCACCTTTAACAATTGTTGAACCTGTGTTATTGTAAACTTTTAATTGAACCTCTTGCCCAATGTGTAAAATGTTATTTGTTACATCATTGTAATATGCTAAAGCTTTTTGAGTTGAATCGTACCATACTTCCCCTTCCGAATAAGAAGGTGCTGATATGCTTGAAAATTGTAAAGCATTTAAACTTAAATTGTAAGAGCCTAAATTAACATTACCTGTTGCTCCTGTATATGGAACATAACCGCTTAGTGCTGACCCATAATTAGGAATATTTAATGTTCCTCCTGAGTATGTAGCAGCACCTGAACTACCTGTTGTAGTCAAGGTAATTGCATTCTGCGCTCTTGTATTTGTAAAGTATAAGTTAGTTCCCTCTGTTAAATTTGTTGTAGTCTTAGCAGAAAATGCACTATCAAAACGAGATTGCGTATAGTATAAATTAGTTCCTTCTGTAACTAATGTTGTTGTATAATCTCCTAACTGAGCAGTAACCGCACCAACTCTTCCAAATACACTTAAAACCTCATTAGGTATACCATCAATCTTATCCCAAACAGTTCCATTAAATACTAATTGGTCTCCAACATTCCATTGGGTTACACCATCAATATTTGTTGAACCTGCAACAGCAACCTTATACATATAACCCTTAGTACCTACACCTGAGGTAAGTGTTGGGGTATTTGTAGAGGCATTCCATGTTCCTTGATAAATAATAGCACCTGTTAATAATCCTACATTACCATTTAATTTTTGAATAGCTGATAATATAGAGTCAGATGAGGTTATTGTTCCAGAGCCACTTGTATAACCTGTTAAGGTAGAGCCTATCGCGCGCGCGTTTGTAAAATATAAATTAGTGCCCTCAGTTACCTGAGTAGTAGTATAGTCTCCTGATTGTGCAGTAACAGCACCTGTCCTTCCAAAAACAGAGGTTACAGGGAAACTTATAGTCCATGTTCTATCAGCTGATAAATCATAGGTTACCCCATTAATTGTTAATTGTCTTGTATTAGGAACTGGCGTATAACCTAAGGCATTTTGCTTAGCATTAAATGTGTTCCAATCTGTAGAACTCAAATAACCGTTAGAGGTTGTACCTGACTGACTTATTGTAAAAGCACCTGTGGTATTGTTGTAACTTAAAGGAGCTGATGCACTTAAGGCAGTTAATGGAATATAGCTATTTGGATTTGATGCCAAATAGTAAGTAGAGTTATCATAAGAAATAGTGGTACCTACAATCTTAACAAATCCTGTTCCGTTTAAGGCAGGTTGTTTAGCATTAAAGGTAGACCAATCTGTTGAGCTTAAATAACCATTAGTTGTACTATTAGCCTGTGTAATAGATACCACTCCACTAGAAACACTAATAGGAGCTGACCCACTAATGGCAGCTTGGGCACGAGCAGTAGTAAAATATAAATTAGAACCCTCTGGAACAATAGAGGTTGTTAAAACCTGCAATGAGCCTGTGCCATCTATAATTTGATTTGTATATCCTACTATAGAGGTTACTAAACCATTTGTAGCCTTCAAGACTCCATTATCACTTCTTAGGGTGAAATCATGCTCTATATATATTTGACTCATAATTATTAGTTAAACAACGCAACAATATTAACCCCTGCTCCTAATGCATTACCAAAAGTTATTTGACCTGTATTTGTATTCCATAACACTTGGTCAGCCGTTGGAGTGCCACTTGTGATAATCTGATTTACAGTAACACCACCTCGTGAAATGTAAACCAATGACTTACCAACCATATCAGAATAGGTAATTGAGGTCTCTCCACCGGTAGCTGTATATGATTTATTAGTAATTGTTATTGAATAAACAACATTAGTAATAACCGATGAGGTTGGCTGACCTGTAATAATACCACCTGTACTTCCTGAAACAACAGCAGCATTTTGAATCCAATGACCTATATAACCATACAAGAAGTTAATCAATCTGTCATAGGTAGGATTACCTGCATACCCAGGAACATATGCCTGAATAGCTGTATTCAAACTATTGTAATAAGGCTGAAAATACCTTAACACATCAGTCATAATATAAATCAACTCTAACCTATCCGTTTCATCTATCCAATTATAATACTTCTCTATCTCATACTCATCAGCTCCTAGAAACAATGAAATATCAGAGTATTGAAGTATTGAGGTTATTTGGTCGTTACTATGCATTAGAATCTAATACTTGATTGTGAGATAATAGTAGCCGCTCTTGATAAGGCTGCCTGAGAGGAGAATTGGTCTCCATAACTACCTGCGTTCACTGCCGTAACCTTTTCTCTTTGTAGCTGAACTAAACTATCCTTAAACACAGGGTCTGATAATCTTATAGGATTGCTTGCCAAAATCTGAGCAGCATTATAAATAGCCTGATTAGTAAAACCAACCATGGTAACCACATTGGTAGAGGTATATACCGAACCTGAAATAGGAGTTGTCTTATTTAAACTTAACTGAACACTTAGAGACAAATCCGCACTAAAACCTGTGATAGTAATAGTATCAGCACCACCAATAGGGAAGTCCACATAACCAGAGGTATTGCCGGCAGGGAAAACCAATGGCGTACCATCTACATAATAAATATATAATCTTCTCCAGTTAAAACCACTCTTAGGCTCACTAGAAGCGGTATAGTTAGAAGTATCTGTAATCGTTAAGGATGTTCCATTAGCTGATTGCTGTACAGTATATGAAGCTACAAAAGTACCCATAGAAATATTTTGTACAAATATAACAAAAAATGCGGACTATAACTTACCACCAGATTAATAGATTGGAGAAAGAAGGTAAGTAAAATGCAAGTTATACCCCCTCCCCCTGATAGAGATATAACCTGCTATTCTTACCACCGAGTTAATGAGTTGTCGTTAAGTGAGGCTGAATGGTTACCACAAGTTTAGAAAGAATACCATTCATTTAAAAGATTAAATATCAGATTCCCATGGATGGTCCTTATGCATCTACCTATAATAGTCTATGACTATGTTCAGTTGCAGTAGCCATATTGCTTTGACTACATCCAATAAAAAAACCCACCAAGTGCGATTGATGGGCTTTACATGTTCCTTCTTTAAGGGAACGGGCAATGCCCAATAATATATCGCACTACATTATTGGATTTGCTGATACAAAAATACGAACTTATTTTATTCTACCAAAATTATTTTACAATCCTCCTCCACCAAGTCCTTGTCTACCTAATCCGCCTCCACCTAATCCACCGCTACTTCTTCCTCCACCTGAACTTCTTAATCCTGATTCTCTTTCATATTGTCTTTCAGTTTTCTTTCTTTCGTTAGATAACTGTTTAGCTCTTTTCTCGTTGTCTATGTGTGGCTTAAATGCATTAGGGAATGCCATGTCATTCAGCATACCTAACCATCTTTGAGAATCCTCATCCTCCTTAGAATAGTTTGGCTTAAAGTCCATACCCGTTGCCTCAAATGCTGAGCCTACAAGAGGGTTTATTTGTTGCAAGCCTTGTGCTACGTTTGCGCCTATTTGTTGAGCATAATCAGGCATAGTCTTGGTAATTCTTTGGAACTGTGGTATAGGGCTTCCTGTTGCATAATCTCTCATAGATGTTATGTATGGAGAGAATCCAAAGAACGCCGTAGCAAGGTGTACAGAAGGCGCACTAACCATTGGCATCAAGAATGAGTTTGTTTGGTCTCTAACAACATTCTCTAGCATTTGTGCTCCACTACCCTCAGCATTCTCTGTGTTGTACATAGCTTGTAATCCTGTAGCCTTAGCACCTCTATATAAGATTGGGTTAAAGAATCCCATGCTGATGTCTTGCCACTTACCATTCTTGTAGAATAACCCTTTCAACTGAGCATTTTGTTCTATTGCTTCTTTCTGTTCATCAGTTAAAGGTATTTGCAACAAGGTAGAATTTTTATCCTCCCATGGGTATTTTCCTGTGTTTGCCTTATACATTACAGCCCATGTAGCAACCATACCAATAGCGCCAGAAGAAAGCTGATGTGCTACTCTATATGTTGCAGCCTTACCAAATGATAATCCATCAGTAGGAAGCGGTACTAATCCTAACCATGCCTTTACCCCATTCTTAAGAAATGTAGATGAGGCCGTGTAGAATGGAGCTAATCCATTTCTCTTAAGACTTCTTTCTAACTGCCCTTCTAAACCTTTTACATACACCCCTAATTGTGCAGAGAATTGACGTCTTTGTTCTGGAGTAGCATTAGGGTTAATCTCAAGACAGATTCTATCCATAAGAACCCTAGACTTAACGTCTATACCTGTTGAACCATATAACCAAACAGATGGCGCATGAATCCAGCTTACTTTCTTAGCACCTGTTCTATCTGCTACTCTTTTAAATAATGTAACTGAGCCTGTTTTTTCAGCAAGCAATCCTATGTTAGCCATGTCTTGCATGTGCTTTATTGCCGCCTCGCTAGTAACATCCTCAAATGCAACATTTAAAATACCTGTTGCTATTTTTGTTAAGGGTAAGTTCCCTATTGTTTTAGAAAATATATCTGTACCTGCAAATGGAGTTCCATTTATAACAGCACCTAATAGGTTGTTAGCGTGTATGAAAAATTCCTTAGGGCCTCCTAGAGAATAATTTGTTATAGCGCCCATAGCCTTACCAAATCCATTCTCGCTTATTACTTTCTCATCAAGCATAGGTTTAAGCTCAATAGCCAACCACTTTGGCATGATTACCTGAGGTGCCGGAACTCTCTTACCTTCTATAATCATTGGCTCCCCAAAGTCTATAGACACAGCCTCATAATCAACTCCGTTTATTGTCATAACATCCGGCTTAGGTTGTCCCGGAGCCTTAATTTTAATTAATCCTGCTTGTTGTAGCTGAGAAATAAATGCAGCCTTATTGTTAGCCTTTACAGCACTTTTTAGTCTGTCAGAAAGCGCATTCACCGATAGGTCGTAGGCATAAGAAAGACCTGTTGCAAATTTATTAGCAGCGTTCTTTGGCTTGTTTAATTTATTTCTTTGTTTTAGGTCAGCCATCATATTACCTTTCTCATCTAATGGTATTAATGGGTAGTATGTATTCAACTCTCCTAACGCATTAGAGAATACTCCATCATTAGAAGCGTGGTTGTCTGTTAATGGTTTTTCTATAAGGTCTTTGTACGATTTGAGTGCTCTCATTACACTCTCATCATTTAATATTTCTCTGTAGTTTCTTCCTCCACTAAAGTCTACACCTGCTACCATTTCCGAAGCATGTTGGAACGCATCTGCAATATATTCTCTTAAACCATCAAAGTTTCCTGTTTGCGCAAGCATCAATGCATTTTTGGATATTTCATCCATGCCTGTTCTTTGCTGAATATTTTTTAGTAGTTCTACTAACCCTCCATCTTCATCAGCTAGCTTGTCTATAATTTCTTCATTAGACATGTTTCTAACCTCATCAGCCATGCTAATCCATCTGTCAGTAATTCCGTACAATCTGCTTTGTACTAATGCTTTTCTTAGGTCAGTCCAAACTTGCTCTCCGTAATTTTCTGCAATAAATCCTGCAGCCTTCTTTATAAGTAATGAAGCTTGTGTAGCCGATGCAAAAAACTTAGCAGCCTCATTTTTAGACTGCGCATCTTCTTGTTGTAACTTGTTAAAGTTTTTGCTGAAATAGTTTTTTATTCTAGGAATTATACCTTTCCAAAATCCTTCTTTCTTGCCTTCTTTTTCTTTAGACTCAGCCGCAAAGTTCGAAAGCTTGCCCTCTGCTAATTTTTGAGCTTCATACCTTCTCTTTGCCTCTTCATATATTTTCATCGCAACATCATCATCAGCAAGTTCGGCATTAAATCTGTTCTTAAAGTCTTCCTTAAATTGCTCAAAAGTCATATCGCCTTGTCTTGTCCCAAATCTTCCTCTACCAAAGTTTGCGTACTTGTCAAAGTCTTTTGAAACCTGAGACACGTTATTTTCTAAATAAGCAAATGCCTTTTCAGGACTAGGTATGTCTCCGTATCTGTCAAATGCAAGGAATGCAACATCATCAATATCTTCATCACTAGGCGTTATACCTTCTGACTCCAATCTTTGTTTTACAGCATCTTTTAATGCCTGCCACTCTCTTGATGTTTTATTAGGACAAATCATTATTTTTTCTTTTTAGCCGAGGCAATAGCGATTGCCACAATTTGTTTTTTACTTCTTGGTTTTTTACCATGATGCACTAACTCATGAATATTAGAGCTGATAGCTTTTTGAACAGCCTCCTTACTTTTACCTTTAGCTGACTTGAGTGGCATATTACTTTTTTTTAGATAGCTTAATCATTGTTTCAAATGCCTCAATAGCCTCATCAGCACCCTCAGTCTTGATATTCAAATCATAACCCTCAATCATCTCAGCCATCTTCTCAATCTTTCTTTTACACTCCTCATGACTCTTACCTACAGCAACCAAGCTACCAATGGTAGATGAATCGCCTAAACGTAATACATGGTATGTACCATCAATCTTGATAGGATTAATCAACTTAACCCACTGACGAATGCTCTCTGGGAAGTAAACTGTTTGGTGGTTACCACTATGCCATCCTGAGCTGATAAGTATTTCCATTCCATAAGGATTATCTGTTTCAGGGTCTACCAACTCTCCGTTAGCACCCTTCCAAATAATATCCCCTAGGTTCTTATAAATCTCTTGGTATAAGGCATTTGGAGGTAATCCTAAACGCATACATGGGTCAATGAAGTAGTGTTTACCATCCTTAGTAGTTCTTACCTCTGTAGAGAAGAAACCATTGTGGTCATACTTCTTTAACAAGATTCCGAATTTCTCATTTACAGCCTTATTACCGACACTTAAATCTTTTTCATCTATTAGCTTACCTGCGTAAGAAACGTCCTTGATTTCGCATCCTGTAAACATTTTAGATGGTAATACGCCATCAATAGCGTATGCATCTATACCTTCCTCTACCTCAGCAGGAATAGAATCTACAATAACAAACTCACAAATGTATTTTAGTGGCCCCAATGTTGACTCCAAGTTGTCCAATAATGGCTCGGATAGCTTGTAGTTGATGTGGTGAAACGTTTCAAATGTTTTTCTGTATTTAGAAATTTTAACATACTTGTCTTTATTTTTCTTTAGATGTTCTCTTAAGGCTGCTATACCAACAATACGAACAGTAGGCGCAACATCCATGCCTAACTTCTTCATCTCTACTGCTGTCTCATATCTGTTAAGTTCTAATCTTTCAGCCTTACCAGAGCCAAAACAAGGGATGCCGGCAGCCTCTAAAAGCTCCAACAAATCTCCATCATAAATATCTGGGGTAAAGAAACAATCTATCTCATGAATTACCTCAAATAAGTTTTCAACTCTTTCTATATTCTTGCCATCAAAGGTATTTAACTTCTTCCCGTTCTTCCATTCAGTACCTACCACAGCCTCTGCCATTCCTGGATATGCGTCTTTCCATTCTGTATAGTAATATACCTTCTTGAAATAGTCTGCTAGCTTTAAGCAAAACTCAAAAAACAAACCATTATCAACGCATAGGATTGTCTTGTCTTTGTAACTACCGATTTTTTTAGTGTCCATCAAATACTTTGTTTAAATGTTTTTCATATTCATCCCAGCTTATTTCTAGCTGATGGCAAATCATTCTTTCTACCATTTCAGCAAATAAATGTTCTTGTCTGTAAGGGGCTCCCTCTTCTCTCCCCGGGTCTTCGCTTTCTTTATGTTGCAAGTCCCATTTTAAAATTTCTCCTTCAGTTATACCCCTGTAACTCGTCATCAATTCTTCCACTAATTCGTGTATCAAAATCAACTTGTTATAGGTGTCATTACCTGTATCGGTAATTTTAAATTCAAGCCTATCCTCCTCTAAGAAATAGTCACCAAGAGTCTCATAACGCTGACTCTCCAAAGGTACGATTTCTGTTATTATTTTCATTACTTACGTCTTTTGGATTTAAAGGAGTTTTTTATCTTATTTGCAAAATCTACTACGAATGAACTCCTCTCTGGTTTGCCCATATCTGGAAAGTCCTCTTCTTCCGAAGTCTGCATCAAGTTCTCCTTCTGAGGCATAGTTTCCTCTTTTCCAATCATCGATGGCTGATAGCTGTCCGTCTGTTGGTTCATTTGTTCTGAACGGCTTAGTGTCTCCTGTAGGTTCTGATGAAACTCCTCCTGTAGGTCTTGTGGCAATTTCTGTAACTCCTCCTTGAGCTGTTCTGGTGTCATATTTTTCTTTTATTTTCTGAAATTCTTTTTGCAAGGTGTCAGGGTCAGCATTTTGTATGTTAGCCTCTTTTTGTTGTTCAGAAAGTTCTCTTGCTTTTTGTTCCGCAAGTGTCTCTCCTTCGCCCATCTTTTTACTTGCATCTATTATTTTGTCAAAATATTTTGTAAGTTCTCTGTTGTAACCTTTTTCTTTGTAAAGCTTAATAAGGTTATTTATGTAATTTTTTACCTTTTCAAATATATTTCTAAGCTTAGGCTCAGGCAATACATTGTTGTAGTAATATTGTCTAAATTGGTCAGCAAAATATTCTTGAAAATCCCACATAGCATTTGTAACCCTTCTCATAGACTTGTCATCAGCCTGAACTGGTTTACCAAAAACAAGTTCTTCTGCTCTTCCTTTTGTGCTTGTTCCAAATCTATTAGAGGCATATCTCATGAACTCAACTCTCTCTTCCGGAGTCAACATGTTAAAATAACCCCAATGTCCTATTTCATGTATAAATGCATCTGGTTTTTTTGATTTTAAAATGTTGCCTGCAAAAGCATAAAAGTTATCTTTCTTTTCATCACCTGCATGCGGCCAATAATTGAAAAGCTTATCTGTCTTCAACCTGTCAACCATGTCTTGCATAATCTCAACCTCTTGAGGTGTGAATTTGTTTTCACCTCTGTAACCAGGTTTTTCTAAAATTCTCTTAACATCTTCCTTAGTCATTGTTCTTTGTTCTGACTGATAATAAGAAAGAAGCGTTTCTGCTTGTTCTGCAGCTTTTACCTGTAAAGCAAAATCTTTAGAACTCATAGGCATAGATGTCTCAACATACAAAATCATGTTTCTAACATCATTGCTAGTTAAGGTTGAGCTATCACGCCAATTAAGATTTTCTTTTTTGTCATTAAACATCCAATCAGCATTTGCTAGGAAATCATGTAATTCTGGGAATGCCTTCTTTACATCTCCGTAAACAGCATATGCATTTGTTGTTTCTGTTTGATTAAAAAACCAATCAGGAACAGTTGTGTCTAATTTTGGTTGTTCTATAGGAACTAACTCTGAGGTAAATGTATTCTTACCTTCTGCAGGTATGTCTTTAAATGCAGTATATTCAGTTCCTTGTCTTCTGTTATAAGCCTCTAAGAAATCTTTTGCATCTTTAAACCCGTACTCTCTTGCCTCATCATCTTCTCTGTTATAGGCTTCAGCAAATCTAGGGAGCAATAACTGTTGTTTCTTATCCAATTTATTTCCCTCTAAAACCATTTGCAACATGTCATCAATAGCTGATGCTTTGTTTATCAATGCTTTTTTTAATGTAGCATCTGCAGCAGAGTTTGCCTCAGACATTGCTTCGGTCTTCATCTGAAGTAAATGCAATGCATCAAACTTAGTTGCCTTGTCTAGACTTGATGGTAACGAGTTATAGTGATTCCTAAATGCCTCTATTTTATCTTTTGCATGTCTAGCGTCTTCTGATGGATGCTCATCTAACATTTCTATAATCTTGTCATAGATGTTATTAGGAGAAGAAACTATATGATTTAAAACTTCTTGGGTGTCGTAACTATATCTGTTAAACCAATTAGGATTGGTCTTATCTATATTGAACTTCAATGAATTTTTTAATACAGAAAAACCATGAGTAAATACACTACCTGCTTTCAGCATTAGGTCAAGCGTTGCCCCGCCAACAAGAGCTGATGGTAAATCCCATTGAACTTTCATACCGTCATTGCTCTTGTATAAATTATCTATCACATGTTGGCTTGCGCCTACCAATCCTGCCTTAACCGCATCAGATGGCGCTACTCTTAATACCTCCTTAAATGTATTAAATAAGTTTTTTGTAGGACCATATCCTGCCATTAATTCTTTTGCAGCATTTCTATCGTTAACATGTATCAACTTAAATGCAGCATCCTGAGCAAGACCCATCATAAATTGGTCGGTTGTTTGATTCTTAATTCTAGCAACCTTCTCATCCAATGTGCCTGGCTGATTTATGATTTCTTCTATAGCACTTCCTGCAGTTTGAATACCCATGGCAACGCCAGTTGCTCCACCTGCCGGAGCAAGTAATACGTATGGCACCATTTCTCCAACCATCTGTCCTCCACCATTAAAAGACTTCTCTATGTCACTCTTACCGTATGGGGTAAACTCCCTTTGCTTTGCCTTTGTTTTTTGGTATTCATTAATAACATACTTAATCTCATTGTCATTACCCCTTTGCTGTGCTCTTTCTTGAGCTGCAGTAGCATCCACAAATAGCTTCCACTTATCAGCAAAATTATTTAACCCATAAACAGCCATGTCTCCAAAGCCGCCCTTGGTTAAAATTTTATTTTTCTTGTAATCAAATTCGTAATCTCCGTTTTGCAATTTACCCTTTACCTCTTCAGGTGTCTCTCCAATAGAGCTAGCAAAATCTTCTATTACCTTGTTTTGTTGTTTTTCTATTTCCTTAGACTGACCTATTCTAGCTGATGTTGGTGTCCACGATGGCATCCATTGTTCATCAGGTATGTCTCTCATGATGCTATCATAAACTTCCTTGTAACTATTACTTCCTTCCATAGCAAGTTTATTCTGAGACAATAAGGTTTTTATAGTTAAATCCTTAACTTTTTGTTCTTTTGCTTTAGGTAGTAATGCTGTTAACTTCTCTTGATTTATAATGTTTGCTGTATTCTTATTGTATACGTTGTCTACGATTGGAGCTATATTTGTATTAAATAGCTCGGGGTTAGCCAACTTAGGCATATCAGCCATAGTCATGTTCGCGCCTTTTGGCTCCTTTACTTTAACCTTGCCATCTTGCGCTTTTTCAACCCTATCTGAAAAAAATTGGGTAGCAAATTCATCTTTACTTTTAGTGTAAAGTTTTCTTTTTTGCATTCCTTGATACAAACCTCCTATAGCAGACTCAGTGCTAAATTGTTTGTCAAACTCATCGTAAGACTTTGTGTAAAGCTTTCTTTCTTTTAATCCTTCCCACAATTTATATTTAGCTCCGCCATCTCCTTTTGCAGGAGGTGCTGAAGGTTGAACACTTTGTTCTGGCGCAATATTTTCTTGAACATCCATTATTAAATATTATTGTACGTCATTAAATGCTCCCTCTATATCAGATGCTACCCCAAAAGCTGCAGTAGATTTTTGCTTCTTAGACATTATCTTAGCCTTAATTAGCTTGTTAAAATATTCTACTGAAGCTGGGTCTTGCGTGTCTAATGCTACTGTAACAGGTTTATTAGCAGCTTGGTTATACCAATTAAATGATAATATTTTACCTGTCCTTACACTTTCAGGATTTACGCTTACACTAACCAATCCGGTTGCTTCTCTATTTTTTGTTTCTAATTCTTGGGCTATTTGCTCGTCTGTCATGTTCTCCCATTTGCCCGCTCCAATTATTCCGTCTAAAACTTTTTTAGAATTTTTGTAATTACCGTATTTGTCAGCAGAGGCTGCGTATGGGACTCTCTTACCTTTTGCATCTTTATTAAACCCAACCATTGTAGCATCAACTGATAAAAGAGGATTATTGTTTAATTCGCCTATGAATTTTTTTATCTGAGATTGACCTGTTTCGCCTCCTGCTGATATAGTATTAAATACAGGAGCAATATCAAAATTGCCTGCATTATCAGTAAGGCCTAATGTTTTCATTCTTCTGTAAAATGCTCTATCACTTCTACCTTCAGATAGTTTAGAAGACTCAAGCATTTTATCGTATTCGCTTTCGTACTTAAACTCAGGCTCTTCTACAGATGCACTATTGTAATGGTTTAAGAATTTCTTCATAGCCATATACTTAGCAGCAGTAGCAGCAGTACCATATACTGAAATTTCACTATTCTTATCTACAGTAGCGTAATCATCCATGTTAAGGTCGTCTGGAATTGCAGCCTTACTCTTAACACTTCCTTCACCCTTTACTGCCTTGAATCTTTTTACAACATCATTAAATTCGGCATCAGTAACCCCATCTAATAATTTTCTTCCGTATGCAGTTGCGTCATGAGTTCCTTCTGAACGTAAATATTCAGCAGCCTCATCAGAATAAGACCTATATTGTGGTAGATTGTGAAACTTTAATTGTCTTGATAATTGTTTATTAATTGGGTCGTATTCTTTGTCTCCTAATACTAATGCAGAAGGTTTTACGTTCTTATCATAAGCCATCAACATCTTGTCAAAATTAGGAGTCTTGTTTGTATACTTCGATAAATCAGCCGTATTATTTTTGTCAATATGACTAAGCGGTTTTTTCATTACATCATTTTGCCATCTCTCTCTAGCACCTAGTTCATACATCTCCGGCTTATCTCCCATCTCCTTAAAAATCTTATTTTCCTCCTCGTATTGAGATTGACTTCTTTTAGACAAATTCATTACAGCAGAAAACTCTTCATCTATTTTATTTTGAAGTTGCATATAAGATTTTGTGTCATTTTGGATTAGCATAGGGTCGCTATCCTGAAGCATTTTCATTTGAGACCACTTTTTTCTATGCTCCATTATCTCTGCAATGTCATCAGCCCTAACGCCTTTTGCTTTTGTAGCTTCTGTTAGTTTAGCTGAGTCTTGTAAAAAAGATTTTAAATTTTGTTGCCTATATGCTTTTTCTTCAGCAGCAAGTTGCCTAACCTTGCTCTCAATAGTTTTATAAACACCGCCTAAGTCTATTGGACCATAAGCAGCCTGCAATGTTCTTTCTGAAATACCTGATGGCATATTTAATTATTTTAAATCAATTTTATTGTCCGCCAAGAAATGCTTTAATAGCAGCAGCTTGACTAGAACTATTATTACCACTTGCAGCAGTTGATGCTCCGCCAGCCATTGCAGCTAATCCTTGAGAAAGCATTTGCTTTTTAGCAGCAACTTTTTGAGCAGCAGCATTAGCTCTTAGCTCTGCTTTTTCTTTTGCTGATTGGTATACCGCTTTATCTTCAGCAGCTTCCATTCCTGCAGCCTGAGTTAGATTAGCTTGATTTCTTTGCATTGCCGCTTCTTCTCTTGTTGCTAACTCAGTAGCGGCCGTATCTTTTTGAGCTTGTATTCCGGTAATAAGTCCAAGCCCGCCTTTCTTGTCTTGAGTTGCTCTCATAGCGGCAGCAGTAGCAGACTCAACACCGCTTGTTGCTAATTTTTTAGCTGACCCACTAAGACCTGTTGTAGAACGCATTTTTGCGCCTTGGTATACATTTGAAATAGCCTGAGACTTAGCATATTGAGGAATAGCCTGTATAGCTCTATCTGCCTCTCTTTGAAGTCTTTGTTGCCCCCAAATACCCATGCCAGCTTGGATTGCTCCCATGCCAGCTTGGAAAAGTCCTAATTGAGGTGTAGTTAATCCCATAATATTATAAGTTTCTGTTAGACAATATGTAGCCTAAGTAAAGACCAGACAAATATACTAAACTTGTAGCACTATTTGTCAGCTTAATTTCAGACCATGTTCCTTTTAAATAATCTCCATTAATTACGCCACCTATACTGTTGTTGTCTCTTTGAAGTGCCGCGTGATATAGTCCTTCGTGAATTTCGTAATCACCCTGAACTAAATTGCTTAATTGACCTAATGATGTGTTTACATCCCCCATAGTAGGAGATGTCCAATAATCAGTAGCATCAATGGTTAGATAATCAAATGTTTTCTTAATAATATTGTCTTTGTTAAATACAAATGTTATAGAAGAACTATATTGAGTATTGTAAAAATTGTTTTGGGTACTAGAGTCGTGAATATAGATTTGCCCATTTTTGAATGTAGCCAAGTTGTTTTCGTAAGTCACAATCCATTCAGGTAAGAAACTATAAAAACTTGTATAGCAATTTTTAATTTCATTAAATGCCAAACTATAACCTGTTATGCCTGTCCCTGGCTGTAAGACGGATATAAGTTCTCCATCTCTATCCTTGCTAAAATAAAATGCAGACAATACTTTTGCAACCCCACCATTTGCATAACTATTTGATTTTAAATAGTTTGGAAGATTATTGCCAAAAAATGTTTGCATTTTATATAGCTCACTTATAGGCGTCAACCCATCCTGAGATAAACGTATAAAGTAACCTTTTACAGGGTCAGCAAAATAATCAGCATACCCAGAACTTGATAAGCTAGCAGGCTGATTACCTATGCCAAACTCTCCCTCGTAATACCTTATTGGGTTAATTATTTTAGAAGAAGCAACTAGGTTATTTGTTCCGTCTTGGTTCATGGTCTCTACTGAATATACAGGAGCCACTCCGCACTTTTTGTATTGGAATATTCTAAGGTCTCTGTTATGCAATTTCATTCTGACAATGTCTCCGTACTTTTTATCGTAGTTGTCAAAGTCTAGGTAATAGAACCTATTTGTTCCATTAATACTTGTCCCTTGCTGATAAGCCTGAGAGTACCTAACCAAGGTAGAGTAATATGCCTGCTTGGCGTTTATGTCTACTATTAATGGTCTTGAATTAGAGTTTGTTTTAACATTATAAACGTCACTAAAAGATTGGTCATCTACAACTATGTTGATGTTGTTTAGCGGAGTTATTTCTATGTTAAACGGCGCTACATGCAAGGCATTTGAGGTGTAGTCATTTGTAAATATTAAAGAAGCCCTGCATCCTGCCGGCACCTTTACAATAGCATCTACGTTAATCTGAACATTCACATAAGGATTGCTATTAGATTGAGGCTGAGGTATTACAACAGGGTTTAATATTTTAGTAAGCGAATAGTTTGTTGCGCTACCATTGCTTGCATAAACTTTTACATATATTGATAATGAACCTGTTTTACCTGCATTAATATCATTGTTAAATGCAGTAAATGAAAACTTGAATCTAACATTGTAATCAACGGCAGACAAATTACTATAGTTATAATAAGCATCAGCTGAACTAGGGAATTGGTTATAAGCCAAACTAGATACAGTTTGATTGGTACTATGACCTATTATATAGTTTGTTGTTGTTACATCTTGAGATGAATCACCAATCTTAGGTGTAGCATATTGCACCGCATATTGGTCGATACCCTGAGCTGTAATTAATTTTGGAGGAGTAACCAATACGTTTCTATTTCTATAAAACACATCCCCATCGCTAATGTTAATTATAGCTGATTGTCCTGATGTTTGGTTTTGGTAGTTACCAGAATGGTAACCATTTACTATTGGGAACTTTTGCCCAATTTCAAAATATGTTTGCTCACTAGCTGATGTGCTAGCGGCAGGATTGTATATAAATATTTCGTAATTCTGATAGTCAGGTGTTCCATCAAAACCTATACCGCTTCCAATGTCAGATGTAGGGTAGGCTATTTTTAAATAAGAACCCTCCTTTACAACACCTGTCATAACAGGGTTTGAATCTAAACTTATAATTGAGTAGTCGTAATTGTTTGCTGACACATCTTGTCCAACAGAACCTGTTGAGGTGTACCTCTTAATAAACTTAACTCTATCTCCCTGAGCAAATGTATAACCTATAACACCCTCAGTAGCCTTGATAGATAAATTGTAATCGTAAATGTTGTCTATTCTTATGTATGCATACTTTTGATTTACAGAAACATCTTTGTCTGAGAACGCACCACTAGACACCCAATACAAAGCCTTGTCTCCGTAAGTCAAATTATTTGTTCTTACAATCTGATAATAAACAGCCCAACTTGGAGGCGTGTTCGCTATTGTTAATTGTCTATAAGAATATACGCCCTGATTTAATGGGTCAGGGAATAGGTTACTTTTATTTGTTCCTAATTTTAATGCCGCTATAGTATTTACGCCATTTGTTTTTCCATTAGCATCGTAATAAACTATACCATACTGATAAGCTGAATTTGCATATAAGCTATATATTACTTCCCAGTTATTATTTGTTAAGGCAGCAAAACTATACTGACAAATTGTTGAAGATAATAAAACGCCTGTTTTTGTTATGGTTAAAAAGTTGCCACTAATAGAAGTAGAAAATCCTGTAGCTGTTGCTGCACTAGCTAATCCTGAAAGTAAACTAGATATGCTATTGCTAGTTGCAGTGTATGTAAAAGAAAGATTTGTATTTGAATTATCTGTAACATTAACATTAAATACAACTCCTGCAGCAGTAGTGTCGTAAATAGATGCAAGAGTTCCTGCAGAACTTCCTACAGTACCGTCTACAAATATTTTAATTGTATTAGATGCTGTTTGTTCAGCTCCAAATAACAAACCATTCCTACAGGTAAAAAGAGTTCCCGAAGATGCGTTTTGAGCTATAGTTGCATTAATACTTGTATTTGCATAACCTTCAGTAATACCGCCATAAATTAATGTAGAGCCATTAATCAACTCTTGCGCATTTGTTTTTTGTGGAACATAGTCAAATAATAATAGATGCTCAACCTTGTCTATAAATGTATAAATGCCATTCTTGTAAAAGTTATAATTGTACACATCATTACTTGCAATACTCAAATCAGCCTTAACTAATGATGTAATCAAACTGTAATCGCTTGTTGCACCATCTCTAGTTTCTCTAAATGCAAGCTCAATCTTTTTAACACTCACATCTCCTGTAGGAAAGTATAATGCTATGTAGTTGTTTAAAAACTTAGCATTAGCTATTGAGCCATCATTATTAGGCATGTATGGTAAAGGGACTTCACTACCTGTACTCCAAACACTCTTCTCGTTATCATCATATACATAACGATAAATAAACTGAAATAAGCCGTTGTTTAGGTTATTAGTATTAGTTGCAGTGTCAGCTCCATAGGCTGCCTTAATCGGGCTGCTAGGTGGCATCTTAGCTACATCTAAATAACTTCTTTGGATTGAGCTGTACGTGCCGGCTAAATACCTTTGTACGTTCAATTTTGTTGGTCTGCCTAATGTGTCTACAAAATATAATATGTCTCCATCATTAGGGTCTCCGTAAATTAAATTTACTGATGTAATTGCAATTGGGTATGAAACAGAAACTCCGTTTACAACAGAAGTTCCAAATCCTAGAACATCACCCACTGTATTAACACCAGACTGAATTAAAGTCTGAAATGTTCCTGCTTGGGTATTGTAAATATATATCCCGTGGTTATTATTAGAGTTGTAATTGAATATAAATATTCTATTGTTTATAGAATCATAGAACGTTCCAATAGTCATATTGGTCCCTGAAGGCAAAGCAGAGTTTGTAACCTGCCTATTGCCGGGCAGATTTTCACCTCTCATGTTACTTGCATTTCCCCTAAAAATCATATTCAGAGCATCTTTATGATGCGTAGCAGGTAAGATGTCATTTGCGTCATCTTTATTTAATATTCCGCTAAATTTTTTTTCTTGAATCATAATTAGCCTTTAACTGCGTATGTTTGAGCCTCTCTATAATATTGTTCAGATACCTGTAATCTAAATGGTTTTATTCTCTTACGAGCTAATCTTTTTTGGTTGTAATACTCTCTTTCTCTCATAGTCTTTTCGCTGATATTTACTAACCTTGTAGATGGCAAAGATTGAATGTCTTTCCAACGTAAGAATGAAATCAATGCTTCTTGGCATTTGAAATCTATAGTATAATCATCATCCATAATAGGACTAGAAATATATTCTAACACAATTTGTCCATATGCAAACTGAGGGTCTAATATGATAACACTATTAGCCGCATCAACCCTGCACTCCCCTGGCTGAACTAATTGAGAGCCTGCTCCAAAGTAATGTTCGTAGCCTGCGTCATCCCAATAACCATACCAATAAGGGTATTGCAAATAGTTTATATCAGCACCTATTTGAGACTGTATGTCTGAAAGTCTATTAGGGTTTGTGTCTCTGTAGGTAGTAAGCTGTTCGTTTACTCTTAATGTAGCAAGTTCCCCAACTGAATTAAATACCGCAACTCTTACCCAATCTAAATAATCATCAGGCAAATTTGCAGTTTGATTTGAATTAACTGGCACTATGTCAACCTTAGGAGTCCAAGAAACGTCCATGCCAATTTCCTGAAGGCCTCTAAATGCCATTGCCCAAAGTCTTCTAAAGTCTTTTGAGGTCAATCTAGCTTCGTCAATATACATGTTAACTGCATCAGCTAGTTTAATATTTTTCTCTATTTTATTTGACATAGTTAGTTAGATTTACCGTCTAGTGTATTGTCTGATTGTATTTGTTTACGTATCATTATTCGTTTCATAATAACATCAAACACCATTCCTATTGCATCTGGAGGTACATTGATAGGAGCTGATAATGAGTTAGTCACATGTGTAGCCATTCTTACGTTTACTTTTGTTGTGGTTGGTAAGTCCGATTTAACCCACATGAATAAAGTAGTACCCTCAATCCAATAATAAGCTGCTTTTGGTGGGTGAGGCATATTTCTAAAATAGTCAACTTCGTTAGGAGATACATACAATATTGGTTTGCTTTGTCCTTTTATACCACTAAAGAATACGCTATTCACCCCGCTATTTTCCGGCAATCCTATTGGAGGATGCGGTAGTGTTGAGTAATAATAACTTGTATCAGGGTCCTTCTTGAAGGTAGTTAGTTTGTATGTTGTAATGTATGCTTCAGGTGTTGACAGCAAACCTGTGATAGTAAACGAATCATTCGCCTGCTTAGTCATAACCTCAGCTACTGCATCGTTAACATGTAACAACAATTCATTGTCTGTTAATACTGCAGCATCATCTGGATAGTCGTTATAGTATTGACGTCTAACCCTGTCAATCATATTTTGTGTTGTAACAATCATAATTATTCTCCTTTAGCCATTACTGATTCTCCGAATTGGGTTAATGTTGGTTCCTTAAAGCTTACGCCTATTATTTTAGCAGCACGACCTAATATTTCATCAATGTCATTGCTATACCATAATGGGTCAACGCTGCCTGTAGGATTATATACTGGTCTACCTGAACCATCTGTTGTGTAATTCCAAACTACATCAGTAGGTACTGCTAAATACTTTAATGATAAAGTTGTTAATGTAGTTGGATATACTCTCCAGTTTGTAGACTGCTCTACATAAAATGCATTAGGCTCATCTATTGGGTCAATAGAATCTTGTATACGTTCTGCAAATCTATTTTCCTCAAGTCTATATACTCTGTAATTATTTGCAGTATAAAGACCTAGTAATTTATTAAAATCAGATGGTTTTGTAGCCAATCCTGAAGAGACTGAAACTGTAGCTGACTTTTCAAAAGGCATTAGCCTAGACACAATATTATCAGTCATAGATAATCCTACCCTAGGTTTAGGGCTGTCATATCTATATTGCTCAACTCTACCAACTAAAAAATCGTAATAGTTTCTTTGGGCAGTATTGAATGCGTATTGAAAATCAGAAGGGCTTAAACTACCTAATTGGTTTTTTCTTACAATAAACCTTAGAGCAGAATAGCAATAGTCAACTGTTGCCATAGTATATTAATATGATACAAATATAACAAAAAAGCCCCGTATAGAAATACAGGGCAATTTACTAATTGTAATCAAAAAAAACACACTACTATAATTGCATTTTAAGAGTTGTCACAAATGATGCTCCTTCTTCTGAGGCTGCATAATCCGTTAACGCATCTATATCTTTCATGTTTACAGGTATTTCAGTAATCATTTGTTTAGTAGCCACCCAATGAGCCTGACCTCTAACCAAACCTGTTGTGATAATACCGCTTGTTAAACCCTTGTCAATTAAATATCTCAACTTAACCTTAGGGTTATTTGCCATCAATAAGAACTTCTCTGGCATTTCTAAAGCCTTTGCCTTGTAATCCTCTCTGATAGCATCTAAGTCTCTTTCCTCTCCTGTGCTTGCATGGATAAACGGGATACCTAAGAATTTAGCATGTGGAACCATCTCATCGTCAGAGCATGTTCTGGCTAAATCATAAGCTCTGTCTTTCTTCTTACCTAATTCTACTCTATCGTCATCTGAGTCTCCAAGAGACATTAATGTATATGTACTATTAATCATTTTAAACTTATTCACGTTTCTGTCGCATTGATTATTCAATGTTAAGAACTGAACAAGTGGTTTGTTCCAAGATGGAACTCGTAAGAAACCCTCGTTAAAAGTGATTACGTTTGTTTGCTTGTTTAATACAGAATCAGCCAATGGACCATTAACTTCTTGCTCGTCTACAAAAATAGTCTTCATGCCATCAATGTAACGAATCTCTCTAGGCTGAAAATCAGGTTCATCTTCTGTGCCATAGTTCCAAATAACCGTGTCTGTGTTTGGGATTGTAAATACTGCCGGGAAAATAGAACCATGCTCTGAATATTTAGGATGTTCTTTTAACAACTTAAATACTTGTAATTCTGGTTCTTTTTTAGCTTTTTTCGCCACCGTAACTTTCCTGCTTGAAGCTGGTTGCGGACTTAATGTTGGTACACTTGCCAACTCAGTTGCTTTTGCCATAGTTTAAATTTTAACAAAGTTAAGTAATAATACTACCTAAACAAGAAAAATGCCAAACTTTTTTTAAACTATAATATCCCTTTTATGTCACAATTTTTTAAATATTTGTGCATTTTATGACACATTATGCAAGTTTTGTTACTTTTTTATATAAATATGTAACAAGTTGAATGATATTTAATTCATTATAACTCAATTTGTCTTTTATGAATGATAAGTCATACAAAAATATCCCTAACTATATTACAATATTTGATAAAATTAACCCTAACTATGTTACAAGTTGCATGAAAATTTAGAAAAA